GGATTGTCTTCCTTCCATTGATCCCAATCATGAACGCTTAGTACAACGTTCTTTTGTTCTCCAGTTTGTTTATTAATTACAGGATAAGTTGCCATTAGTTCCACTCCAAAGCTTCAGCACAAATAGGAAATTGTTCAGCGAACACACGTTTAGCATCTAATGCGATGTCCATGTGTTCTTTCTGTGTACCATTAGCAGATCGTAGATCAATGTAATGGATCCATGAACGGACTGAACCCGTCATGTAGATTTTAGTTGGTGTTGCTAATGGTAGTACCATTCTAGCACACTCTTTTGCAATTCCGAGACGCAACATCTGTTTATAGATGTCCATACCTTCTTCAAAGTAACGTTGCACTGCGATCTGTAACTCTTGTGTAGTAAAAGGATCTACTCCTTCAATACTATTCTGACGATTCTTTTTATCTTGAAGACGGAATTCAAACATAGGAATATGACTTGAAAGCATAGAACTATCAGCATACCGTTGAGAAAACTCTTGATATGTAAAGCTACGGTGCCTCAGAATTTGAGCTGCGATTGCTCTAGTGGTTTCAATCTCTAGAGTCATGTGTGCCTGTTCAAATACAGACCAATGATTATGTTTGATGCAGTATTTTAGAAGACCAGCAACCTCAGGATTTTCCTGATTGTTTGGGTTGCTCACCCTCGCTACGTAACCCATCGTCTTTTCTGCTTCTGGTGTTACTGTTACGAGTTTCACTGAGTTCATTACTAAATCCTTTCTCCTGTTTTCTTTTTTGTTGTTTTAATTTAAGTTGAATTTTAGCACGAGTAAGTGCAAGTACCATATATTTTAACTCATTTTCTGAGTACAAGTCTGGTCTTTTTTTAGATTCTTTAAGTGCTTTCTTCGCTAATCTGATTTGGTCTTTTATTCGGGTCATAGTAGGTCTTGTAATAAGCAACAACGCCATTAGAAATTTTGTGTCCTTGACTTACCCAGTCGTGAGCACAATTATATATTGACTGACTATGATACTTAGGAATTGTACCTTCCATTTGTCTACCAAATTTGGTAAGAAGAATTTTTAAACACTCCTCACGTAATTTTAATTTATCGTCTGAGTATCGCCAATCAATCTGCGTATCCGTCATCGTCATTCTCTGAAGTTACTACTCTTGGTGTTGTCTTGTTTACATGTTCATCCCACGGGTGAACATATTTGTATGCATCCACGTTTGAATACACTTCACTCTCAAGTGCGTTGACTAGAGACTTAAGGTTCTTCACGATGAGCTTCAGTTTCTCTCTATCCATATTTAGGTTACAGATGTGACTATCATACCATAAAAAAAGAGGGGTTGCAACCCCTCAGTGAACTATGTAAGAATATGCTTGCATATTTTCTTACTCTCATGTTGATTAAGTAACTCTGATTCAATTAAACATTCATAATAGTCGTTTAGCTTTTGGTTTTCTTGCTGTTGAATTGAATCAATTGTATCTTCAAAGTGACGCCACTCATCTAACTGTGAGCGTGATAGAACATTGTGCATTTAATTACCTCCTTAACATAAGTTTCATAATAAAGGGGAGGGTTAGGATTCATGATACACCTCTCTAATTCTACCACTATTTATTTTCAATGTATCAGATTTGAAGAATATTGCAACGAATATTATTGCCTACGCAATTGTACTCAATAAAAAAAGAGGGAGTGAATCCCTCTTTATGTTATCACTTGGTGTATGTTTTACCACGATAGGTAAAAGTTCCATGTGTTTCATTCGTTACCATTTTGCTAGGATCATACTCGACACCACGATATGTGGTAGCATGAATCTGAGCATCATGTAAACGAGCAGCTTTGTTGATCTGCTCTCTGATCTTAGTAAGTGTGTTCATTTGACTTCTCCTGAAGTAGTTGGGATTTTAGCCCCGTTCCTTCAGTCGTTTGCGTCCCAGTCACATTGGGGTGCTGATTCCTTTACGGTCTCAACTAACTCCACCTTGATTGGATCAGGTAGATTCTTGTGTTGTTCAATCCTCAGCATTAACTCTGAAGACTGCTCACAAGTTAGTGATGTATACAGAAGTAATTCTGGTATCATGGGATGAACGCTCCGTTCCGCGACTTACTTGCGTCCCACCCGAAAGTGGGATGAACGTATGGTAATACTACCATATTATGTATGCCTTGTCAAATGTATCTGTTGATACAGTTTTGTATTTCTTAATTTCCTGCTAGGTAAAACGCTGTCCCCTTAGCTTTACAGACTCGACGTACCTCGGCATCGTAGACAGGCACGTCCATGTCTCCACCTGTAATTAAATTTTTTGCAAACTCCCACGCCTCTCTGAAACGTCTGAATTTATATACATCATCATATGTTTTTGCAGACACAAGGATACCATCTTTTCTCCACAGTTTCATAGTATGCCATACAGTTGGATCATCAAGTCGTCTGTAAAAAATTGCCCAGTTTCCTGTTTGTGATGCACTCATTTTATTTTTTCTTTGCAGGTTTAGCTTTTGGATTTTTCCAAAGTTTAGGACTCACTCGACCTTGTGATTGAGTCATGTTAGTAACTGCTTTATATTTATCCCAATAGTAATCAAATAGTTCTGATTGCTTAGGGGCAACAGCTATGTCCCATTTAGTTTCACCTTGATCAATATATTCTATTAAGTATGCTGAGTATGGGAGCGAAGGATCGCTCGCTAGTTCTGGATCACAATTCTCGTGAAGAATATTCATTAGTAATTAGCTACGGTTTCCCCATTCGATTTGGGGGAAGGCTTCCTCAACACACTGTCTGGTAATTTTCCAGCGTTTGCCGATTTTCTTGTCCTTCATTAAACATAATACCTCAGCTTCGCCTTTATGTAAACCCTCTAGCAGTTGGATGAACAAGGTCTCTCTACGAGTCTGAGAGACGCTTGCACCGCCCTTGAAGAAGAGATATAGTTTACGGTACTCGTGTGCTAGTTTCGTATGCTCTGTGTCCTCAGGGGCATCGTTCTCCTTGTAGGGAACCTTCCCATCAGGAAGCATAGAGATCACACTCTCATCAAAATTAGCGATCAGAATTTGTCTGAGTGCTGGTGTATTGTATTGTTGTAACAGTTTGATTTTTTGTGCTTTGGTCTTAGCATTGCTAACCTTTTGCAGCACTTCATTAAGTAATAATTGCATGACTATTGGTATACCGTAATTAGTATTTATTCTTCCTCAATTTCGTCTTCATTCACGAAGCGAACTGAGAGTAGTTCTTCGTTGATCCATTGTCCTTGTTGATCATACATTTCTGGGTGGAGAGCTTCGTTCTCTGTTTCTCTAGCATATAGCATATCGTGTTTCACCTCGTTAGCAGTCCATCCTGCTATTACCCCGACTGCCAGAAATAAAAATGATGCTGTTGCCGAGATATAGATGATTAATGTTTCAGTCATTGTTCAACTCCGAACTTAAGTTTCTTTTTTCTCCCACCTAAATTCAAAGTTGAAATGTACTTTTCTTTTTAGGAGGGTAAACACCTTAGTGATAATAAATCCCTTTCGGGGTAGCTGTTGTTCTTCTTTTGCCCTCCTGAGCATGAGCTCTATACCTCTATTTATTTTAAGATCTTTCATTTCTTTGGTGCGGTAACCAATCCATCTGCCATGAATTTTTTAGCTACATCTACAAGTCCAGAATAAAAGACGCCATCAATAACTGCTGCTGGAAATTTACCAGCGAATTTACCTTGATATTCACTCATGAAAGAAGTCTTTTGTGTATCATCCATAGATGACCAGAGGATTTCTGTGTATTGAACATTTGCTCTGCGACAGAGTTCTTTCATCTGTCCACACCATCCACATCCTTCTGTGGTGTAAATTGTAATGTCCATATGGTTTTAATTATATGTATAAAAAAGGGGGTGTTTCCACCCCAAGTATATCATAGAGCATTGCCTCGTGGCAACACCTCTTCAGGAAATACGAACGATTCATGTGGTTGGTCAACAGGTGCCAACCATGCACGAAGACCTTCGTTTAGAAGAATGTTCTTAGTATAGAACGTTTCAAACTCAGGATCCTCCGCTGCACGAATCTCCTGAGATACAAAGTCGTAAGCACGAAGATTAAGAGCGAGTCCAAT